TCTTCAAAGCCATGACAACCATTCCCACCATCCACCTCAATGGCACCAGCAAAGATACTCTAACGGCAGAGTACTACGCTGCCTATAAGGCAATTAAGGAGAGCATCAATACGCTTCTCGACGCAACGCTTAACGGAAGAGATTTCTATCCACAAGGCACCGATGCTTTTTATCAAGCTCGCGAAGAACGGCAAGATGCACTTAGTAAGCTGCATCAAGTGAAGAGCTACATTGAAGAGATGATCACTGGTATTGCAGAACAATGAAAGGCGACATCCTTGCTGCCATTCTTAAACAAAAGCTTGGCACTCCTCTTTCTTCAGAAGAGCAATCAGCCATCAATCGCTATCTAATGTTTGGCGAAGATGATGAAGCCTTTCCTGATGAAGATGAATGGTCTTCTATTGTTGATTGATTGTTATTCCCGTTTCCCATTGCTTTCTTGAAATGACTAAGCCTCTTGTTTACGTTCGCACTCGCACTGATCATGGTCCCTACTTTGACCCTACTAAGGGTAAGTATCAATGCAGCAGCCTTAAAGATGTTATCTTCCACACTAGGCTTGCAATGGAAGATGGCGAAGATTGCATAGGCGTGTTTCACGGGGAGGAATGCAAAGGCATTTGGCGTAAAGAATGGGATGCTGAGCCTGATGGTGAAGGTGGCATGGAACGCAGTGGAGCATGGTATGCTTTCTATCGTGCTTCTGAAAAGAACCACGCTCTTCTCTCTGGTCAATTCTGAGGCTTTATTATGTCAGGCGGAGCATTAGGCGACTATTCCTACCACAGGATTAATGACTTCACTGCTGATCTTCGCAATGAAATTGATTTCAATGGGACGGAAGATGAATGGGGCTATTGCCACAACTATTCTCCCACAACCATTGCATTCTTAAAGAAACAACTTAAGCAAATGGAGAAGATGGTTACAATGATGCGCAACATTGATCTGCTTTATGCTGGTGACTATAGCGAAGATAGCTTCAGGGAAATTGTTGGCCTCAAGAAGGAGGAAGCATGATCCTCGTCGATTGGTTCAATGCTGAATGCTGCAGGGGCACAGAACTCATTGAAGGCTGGTACTGGCATGAAGACGATGGGGAAGGCATTGGCGGGCCTTACGACAGCGAAGAAGCCGCTTGTGAGGCGGCTCAAGAGGGACAGGGCTGGTAGTGCTTCTTGAAAAATAATTGCTAGCATGGCAAAACGACGCAGGACTGGCATCCCACGTCGTTTCTAACCACCACCAAAAGGAGAGTTTGGCCATGGCTTCAAGCAATCATAGCAGCGTGCCCGCAGGGTTCAAGGAAATTCCTGGGTACAATGGGCGCTATTTCATCAACGAAGAAGGGCAAGTCTGGAGCGCCTTCAAGAAAGGATTGATGAGCCCGCAAGTAACTCCAAAGCACCCCTATCCATGGGTGTTGTTACGAGAAAATGGTCGTTCTCAACCGCGTACAATTTACTATTTAATGCGTTTAACTTGGATGCCTGCCGCTCCTGGCCCTATTGGAGTTAAGCGTGGGCAATGGTGTGTCAATCATAAAGATGGAAATAAATTAAATAGCAACATTGATAATCTTGAATGGCTCACCACAAGTGAGAATGTTAAGCACGCATGGAGGATAGGGCTCAATTGTACTCCCATAGGAGAGAATGCAAAAAATGCCAAATTTACTTCTGATGATGTTAGGCAAATTCGTCTTCGGCTTTTATTAGGGGAAAAGACAAAAGCTTTGTCGGAAGAATTTAATGTAAGCATTGTTTTGATTAAAAAGATACAATGGTTTTCTTCTTGGAAGCATCAAGATCATGACTTAGTGGAACCTATGATGTCATTGTGTCGGTCAAAATGGCTTCGCGTCATGAAAACCAAACTAGAAAAGGGCGAACGCATGGAAGAATGTTCTAATCGACAATCTCGCGGGCGATTGAGGTGGAACGAGGAATCGCTGAGTTTGTATTTGTAAAATTTGGAACTGGACAAGGCTGTATAGTAAAAATTTGGAACTAGCTGGCTTTGTATAGTGAACCCGGCCAAGGTTGTATAGTGATAATAATTCTCGTTCTCAACAATATCTAATATTATTACATATTATCTAGTATTATTCAATATTATATTATTTGATATTATTCAATATTATTCAATATTATTGCATATTATTTAATATTACATAAGTTTTTCTTATCAATCCAGCCCGAAAGATTAGCATCCCTTATACTATAAGCGATACTGATCAATCCGGGCCGAAAGATTAGCATCCCTTATTTGATAAGCGATACTAATCGAACCGAGTCGAAGCATCAGTATCCTTTATACTATAAGCGATACTCATACAACGGTTCCCCGGTGTGGTTTCCGCTGTTACGGATTGTTGCGAGACTCATGAGACCTGCCCATCGCATGGTAGGCGGGCCATTGTTTCGGAATGTTAAGCGGCTGGCCGTTTGGCCCAATCGTATGGTAGTCGGGCAAATTATTAACAATTGTCGCGAGGCTTGACAATCGGGCGGGCTATGGGCCCCGGCTTGAGCCAGGCTCGATTGATTGGCTGAGCTGATCACGGGAGGCTGATTTCGGCTCTGATAAGTGTAGCCTCTTATCAATGGGGAAATGGGCTCCTATTGATCGTCGTTGCTTATCAGGACTGTAATTCTCTCTCAGGGAGGCTCATTAGGAGGCAGACTCTCTATCAGGAGGAGCAAGAGCTCTCTCCTGTTCTCTGGCTGCTCTTCTCATGGCAACTCTTTCCGCTGCGGCTGCTCTCCTCTCTTCTTCTCTGGAGGAGGCTCTCCGTTCCGATGGCTCTCCCTTCTTGAAGCTCTCCTCCTCCGCTCCCTCCTGGGGTTCTGACACGATCAGAGCCGCTCACGGCGGAGAGCTCCCTAATGACTCTCGCTATGCTCTCATCGCCTCCTGTTTGGAGGCTCTCGCCGAGGGCTCGTTCGGCGATGAGGAGGAGGCTAGGGAGGCTCTCTACGATCTCTCTCTACAGTTGCTCCCGGCTCAGACCTACTCTCTGCTCCATTGGTTCTTAGAGAGAGTCTCTCGTCTCTCTTCTTGCGATGAGGCCCAGGAGGAGGAGAGAGTAGGAGAGCTCTCTATCTATGGACTCCTCTCTGAGGGTTGGAGGCTGGACTGTGAGGAGACGCTCTCCTCTCTCATCTCCTCTCTGGAGGAGGAGAGAGGCTCTATCTTCAATCCCAATACGGATTGTCAACTTCTCCTAGGAGACTCTCACGGGATATACATCCCGCAACTTTATTGTTCCGACATCTCAGAGGATGACTGCGAGACCTTCTCGGTGGACTGGGAAGATGTCAAGATTTGCCAGAGTGGCCCAGGTGAGGAGCTCTACTGGGACTGCTGGTCAAGCATCTGTGATGCTGCCTCATGGGAGGAGAATGGCGAGGAGTGGCGTCTTCTTCAGAATGGCGATCTGTGGGCGATCAGAGCAGAGGCAGAGCTCCCTGAGAAGTGGTTCTCATGAGGAGGCTCTCTCTCTCTGACAGAGAGGCTCTCTGCCTGCTCTGGGCCCTGGAGGAGGCTCTCCTCATCTCAGAGCCTGAGGAGGAGGAGACGCTCTCCTCTCTCATCTCTTCTCTCTCTGGCTCTGCCGCTCCGTTCTCTACTGCCTCTCAGGCTCTCTCCTACTCTCGCTCTCTCTCCTAATGACTGCACTATTCTCTCTCTCCTCCGCTGCTCAGGCTCAGGCTCTCTACTGCCTGGAGAGTATGGGCTCCGACTATGAGCTCGGCTCTCCTGACTGCGCAGAATATGAGGAGACTCTCTCCTCTCTCCAGTCTCCAGTTTCTGGCGTGATACTTGACAGGGAGGATGCTGAGGCTCTGGCTCAGAACCTAGAGGAGCATCTCCAATATGACGGAGAGGCGGAGAGGCTCTTCTGGGAGCCTGTTCTCTCTCGTCTCCTGGAGGCTCTCTCATGATGGCAACTCCTCTGCTCCCTCTCCGTTCTCTCCTCCCAGGAGAGGCTCTGCCTCCTCCTCCACCTAAGTGGATTGGCTCCGCTCCGTCTCTGCCTCCTCTGCCTCTCCTCCCTCCTCTCTCTCGCTCCCTCTCCTAATGGCTAACCTCTCTACACTCTCTCGTCCTGTTCTCTCCTCTCAGGCTCTCATGCTCTCCAGCTCTCGCCTTCTCTCTAATGTTAAGGAGCTCTCCTCCCTATCTGGAGAGTTTTACTTCTATGAACCTAGAGAGCGTCTCCTCAACTCCGGCAAGGGAGAGCCTCTCTCATGGCAGAGCGTCTCTCCTAATGAGGCAGACTCTCTCTCTATGGGAGAGTTTGACCGGTACTCTCTGGCTCTTCTCTCTTCTCTAGGCTCTACTGCAACTCAGCTCTCTCCAGAGGAGGCGGTTGCTCTCATCTGTGAGCGTAGGCTCTGGCAGAGCGTCTCTATCCTCTGGCTCTCCAATCATTGCCTCTCTGGAGACTATTGTGGGGCTCCTCACACTGCATCCAACGCGCGAGTTCTATTAGAGGAGTTCTCAGGCCCAGAGCTTAGGAGTTGCTCTGGAGGCTATGGGGCCCAGAGCGTAGCTATTGATCCTCGCTATTTATCAGAAGCTCTCCTAGAGAACCTCCAGAGTCTAGAGAATTATCCCGTGTTAGATGAGGATAACTGCTCTGCTCTAGAGCTGGAGCTCCAGCAAGAAGCATGGGAGAGTTGGGCCCAGAGAGACTTTGGCAGAGCTCTAGAGAAGAAACTTACCTCCGCTCTGGAGGATGAGGATATGGCAGAGGAGACAATGGAGAGCCTCTCTCCAGATTCTCTCCATGCTCTGTTCTATGCTCTGGCTGATAAGGGTTCTATCTACTGGGAGAGCCAGAGCTCTCTAGACCAGTGGATTGACTGCGAGAGAGTGGCAGACGAGCTCTCAGAGGAGGAGCTCCTCTCCCTGGTGAGCCTCTCTCCTGAGCAGGCTCTCCAGACTGCTCAGGCTCCTCTGCCAGAGCCTCTCCTCTCTCCCATAGAGAGCCTCCTCGCCTCTCTCTCCTGAGCCTCTCCTCTCGCTGTTCATAAGAGCCTCGCCATCACGGCGGGGCTTCTTTATGGGCTCCAGTGGGCAAGCGTGCTAGGGGCGATCTCATGGCAGGCTGGCGAGCATGGCACAGCCGAACAGTCCTAGGGACGCCAGATCACAAGGGAGAGGGAGACAATTCCCGCTATTGCGAACCATTCTCAATAAGGGTTTCAATAGCTTACCAGTCCGATTGTTTCATTTTGTAACTTTTCCGCGATTCTGGCCGATACTGTGCGAGGATGGTGCAGAGCAGTAACCTGGAAGATAAGGCGGTCGGGCGCGGGGTATCCCCTTTTAGCAGCGACGCTATTTTTCATTTAGTTTGTTCCCCCTCAGTTACATTTTACGATGGGCGCATTAGTATTAACTGACCGAACG